CTCCGTCTCTGATCAGTGTCATGGCTTTTTTCCCTGTGTCGGTCATGCTTATTTTGGCCTTAACATATAGGCCATTATCATCTTCGAACATTTCCTCCGGTACTCCTATTGGTTCCGCGGCATCATGTTGCCAGAGCACTTTGACTCTCCCTTTGTTTTCTGCGATCGTCTTCTTAAAAGCTCCGCGCTCGATTATGTCGTCGTATGCGTCAATATTGTTAAAATACGACGCGTATCCTTCGAATTTGTTCTCCGCGATGGCTTTCGTTTCGAATTTGATTGCCTTAAATTGCATCACTCTTCGCCTCCGTATCGTTTTTGAATTTCCTCATTCATTAGTTTTTTCATGTAGTCGAGGCCTCGTGATCCGACTGTGTGCCATTTCATTTGCGCAACAACTCCGGCCGGTCTTAGGTTCTCAAAGTGTCTAGCGCTCCAAGCCTCGCGAAGCCTGATTGCTTCATCCTGCCGCTTGGTCAAGTCGTCTGTCGGTATGTCGTTTTGTCGTATCTCTAGCAAATGCCTGTACTGTTCATTGCCGAGAATATTTCCTCCAAGGTTCCAAACTTCTGGATAGTTGTCCTTTACCCACTCGGCGTAATCGATCGGGAAAAGCTCATATTTGCTATTCTGTAGACTGACGGTCTCGTCGTCTCCTTGCTGTGGAAAGTTGGTTATTTGTTTTACTTTCTCAATCAAAACTTGGAGTTGCGTTTCGTCGATTTCGTCTTCTTCCTCTGTCTCTTCTTCTAAATAGTCCTCGTAACTTTCCCATTGAATTTGGCAAACCGCGAACCGTTGTTCGAGCTTCCCAAACTCCTGTATCATAGTGGCGTCGCTCATGCATCGCGATAAGAAAATCTCTTCATCTTCTGCCGGCTTCGGTTTAGGTAGTGGCATGGTATTTCCTCCTTATGTTTCTTCATACATTCTAAGCCTAAAAGTTCCCTTTGTGTTTCCATCTGCCACAATTCTTTGTATCTTGAGCAAATAGTCCTCGTTCTTTTTTGTTATAAACTCCCATAGGTCATAAGTATTAGTTCCGCCGCTTGTGTCCTGTGCTTGTCCTGTGCTTCCTGCTATAAAATTTACTTTGCGGATTGTTCCTTCGTTTGTTATTGTGGAGTTTGTGTATAAACTCATACTGCATACATTATCGCTGTTGTGATCGCTGTTGTGTATCGTTATCGCAAGTGGTGAAGTGCTCTTGGTTACGGCTGAATCAATGAAAAGCCATGCCTTGACGTCGTTTTTGTCGGTCGTCATTTCCAAGTCTTTTAGGTGTATATTATAATCGCCTGTCTGCAAATGGTAGTAGTTGGAGGCCGTTCCGGTTAGGGTGAATTCTACGTCAACGTCATATCCTCTGCCGTCGTGAATTTTGCTGTGCTCAAAATCCATAGTCTTCCGGGCGAATCCTCGGACTTGTATGCTGTTGTTCATCGGTTCCGATCCCATGTCCTCACCTCATATTATAACTTCAATTCTTTTCTGTCGTTCTCTTGCCTCTTCGGTCTGTTGAAATTCTGTCCACATTCTGATTTTGGTAAATCCTTTTTGGCTCGGGCTCATCCCTGCACTTTCCGCGTATGAATTTTCATAGTCTAATGATGATCCGGTTGCTACAAAATATTGCATTATTACTTCTTTTTTCTCGTATCTCGGATTCGGAATCATCATTTGCTTGGTGTGGACTTGCCGCTTGTGTACATGTCCCATAAGATAGATATCCGCGAGCACGTATTCGCTTTGCTTCTGTAGTTTGTTTAGCGAAGCACCTGCACTTCCTCCGCCTCCTGCTCCATGCCATACGTTAACCAAGAAGCTCCTCTTGCCTATTACGTAACCGACGACGCCTTGGTATCTCATATATTTGGGCTCTAAGTCTAGTAATTGGCATAGATAAAGGCTTAAATCAAAACCGCTTTGCTTATATATTCGCTCTTCGTGGTTTCCGGTCACGACTCCGTCGATTATATTCCGGTATGGATGAAGTAGGTTCTTAACTCGCATCATTTGTTGTTGTGCGTTCTGTTCCTGCTCGTATACTCCTGCTCCAACGCTCTCTTTGGTTGCTGTCTCTGCTAAATCTCCCATTAAAATTATCCTTGCGGTTTTATCGTGTTTTATCTCTTCTAATTGTCTCTCGATCGTCTTAATGTCGCAGTGCTCCGAGCCAAGGTGCCAATCTCCTAGTGGGTATAGTGTTATTGTCTCGAGGTTGGCTTCGCTCTTGAGTACTCTCATGGCTCATCTCCTCTATGGCGTATTTATGATTATTTCGTTGTTTTTTGCATATTCGACGATTTGGTCATAGATTTTATTCATCGTGTTTATGGTTTTTGGCATGACTTTTTCTATTTTTTTCTTTGTGTCGTCATTATAGATAAATCTGTATGCTCCATATTCCGCCCAAGCCTCTAGTCCTGCCGCTTGTTTTCCTTTGATTTGGTAATAATCGTCCTTATGTCCCCAAAATCCTGCCGCAATGCTATTTCTTGTGATCTGGCCTTCCGTTATTCCGCCTATTGCATCGGTAAACATTGCGATCGCGGCCTTGTCCTCTCTGTTTATATATTTTGTTCTTAAATAATCAGCGGTCGCGTCTTTGGCTTCATCGGATATAGCTGTTAATGTTGTTATTTTAGGCGTTTTTAGTCCTGATTTTTTGTTTGCCCATTCTATCGCCTCATTAATAAAATCGATCACGTCTTCTTGGATGGCGTCTTCCATCTCTCCGCCGATTTTTTCGGTTCTGTCTGTCAGCCTAAATCTGCTAAGTGTCGTTCCACTGAGTGCATCGTCTAGTTGGTGAAACTCCTCGTGAAACTTTGTCCTTATTCCTGATTTTATATTCATGTTCGTGTGTTGCTCAAATGTATTCCACGATAAATCCATCATGACTCGCTTTGTCATTGGGCTATAGTGTGCGCCGCTCACCTTATAACTATATGAGTTCCAAGGGAAGATTTTTGATAGTTTTTCGTATAAAATTAGATCATTTTTGCTCATACTGTTCAAAACGTCTTCAAATTCTTTTTGGTATGTTTGGCCGTTTGGTTGGTTAAATGCTTTTTGGTTATTCGCCAGAATGCTTTCTCTTAATTTTTTCTTTTCTTCCTCCTCGGTGTCTTCCGGTTGAGTCGGCATCGCGACCGGTGGTTGTGCTGGTGTTGCGATCGGTGCTTCTACTGCGACCGGTTGTTCCGCGTATTCATAGCCAATAGCGCACCGGCAATTTATGGATTCTTTGGCCGGGAGTGCGAAGTCTCCGGGATAGGCTCCTTTGCCGTCTCCTACGTCGAATAATTCATCTAGTCCGATCGCCGGGTGGTTGCTCATGCTGAGATGGGTTTCGCGCGTGTCGTCGTCAAATGTGGGAATCCAAATTTTTCTAACTTTCGGTGTAGTCTGTTTGGCTCCGGCTATGCTTCCATAATTCGACGCGCTCACGACTTCGGTTCTTGCGATCGTCTTGCTTCGGTTCGGGATGATCTGGTCTAGATATAGTTTATCGATTTCCTGCTTCATGTCGTTTATTGTAGCACCAAGAGCGACCGCTTCGTTTACTATGGCTTTTATGGCGATTTTGCTGGTGTTGCTTATCATAACGACTTTCTCGGCTGTTGTTCTGGTTATATATTGGTCTATTTCTGGGGTTAGGAAATCAAACTTTTCTATTTTCTTAAGCTCATCTGGTTCAATTCCCTTTGCGGTTTTCTGGATGTCGTTATACGTTCGTGATCCAAAGTCTCGGATGATGTCGGCGTAAAATCGTTGAAATATTTTAGTGAATTTTTCCTCATCCCCGTCTATTATCTCCAATACTTCGTTGTTGAAGTTGTCGCTGTTATACTTCTTTTTTATTATTTTTTTTCGCTGGTCATCAAAGGCCTGCTCCATCTCTTTCCTCACTCGATTATAAAACGGGTTTCGGATTCGCTCATACTGCTTAAAGAGTTTTTTTTTCCTTCGAGGCTCTTCTGTTCTCTGTCTCTGGTCTCTTCTTGCGGAATCGCTTGGCCTCCTAAATCGTTAAAAAATAAGTCTCCATCTTCAACGTCTTCATATTCCAAAGCAAATCGGGCTTCATTCCGTTTTATAATTCCGCTCTTCCATAGGTCAATGGTTCTCTTTACGACGGATTCTTGGCTCTCCTTTAATGCGGTTACTCCGGATAGGTCGTATGTTAGAATTAGGTTATCGGCATATCTCGGGAGCAGATCACTCGCGAGCTTGTCTTTGATGTGCTCCAAGTATCGGGGGATTACGGTGTTTTCCCAGAATGATTTTACGGCCTCGTTAAAATTAGAATAGGTTTGTCCCTCGGGGTCGCCTACCAATTGCGATGGTACTCCGAAGGCTGAGCATATTTCGGTTCTGTTTAGTTTCCGTTGGTTTAGAAAGTCCATATCAACGGAGCTCATTCCTATGGGCTGATATGTCGCGCGATCGGCATTGAGTACAAGTGGAAGTCTCGCGTTGCTTCCGCCGCCGTATCTCTTCCGCCATTCATCCCTTAAATTGTCCATTAGTTCCGGCGATGGGTTCTGTATGGTGAATATTCCTGCTGGGACTCCGCTGTTTTGGAGTGTGCTCTTGTTCCAATTAACCGCCTCGTTCTCGGTGTCAATGGTTCGGCTCAACGCCCGTATCGGCGATAGGCCTTCGTATATTTCGAGGGGGTCATTGAATTTCGACCAGAGTATTTCCTCCCGGCTGTAGTATATCGGTTTATATATGTCATATTGGTATCCGGAAACAAATTCTTCTTTGCTCGGAATCGGCTTCATGTAGTGGGGATATAGTGGCACTATGCTGGTAGGCATATTTGGGTTGATGTACTCCGCGAAAAACTTGCCTTCTATGGCGAGGTACGTTGCCCATAGGTCAATGAAGTCTCTTCCGCTCATGAAGCTATTGGCTTTGTTGTTTAGTATGTCGAGGATCGGGTGTTGTTCTATCTCGATATTTCTTCCGCCTCTGCCTCTCCGGTATAGTAGCCAAGGCACGCTGGAAGTCGCCGAGCTTATCTGCATCACGCAACTATAGACCCATACGACCTTATTATATGCTTCTGTTATGAATTGTTTATCCTTCTGGATTGTCCAGTATGGTTGCCCATAGTTCCCTTCACTTACGTATTGAAATTTTTGCTTACGTTTGAACCTGTCCCAAAATGCCACGCTCATTCCTCCTATTAGAAAAAAACTGCCGTTTCCTCAATGAAGCACTCCTCCATAGCATATCGGAGCGCGTCTATTAAATGGTTGTCTTTATCGAGTGGCTTGTTTATGTAGATTCCGTTTTTGTCGCTTATATATTGGTATATTTCGATTTCCCTCTTAAAATTGACGCACTGTGGGTGTATTATTATTTGTTGTCTCTTTAGCCAATCTATGCCGAAGTTTACGGAGTCTTTACCTTTTTTTGCTGGTTTCGCTCTTACTCCAAATAGTTGCAGTTCTCTTATGCTTTTCGGTTCGGCGCTGTCGCATGTTATATATTCATTTGTGATCGCACTTTTTATTTTTTCCGCGAGTATGTCGTTGGTCATCTCTAGTTCTAAAAACTCATCGACTACGTATATCGTTTTTTTTCTTTTGTCATAGTGTACCCGTATCATTGCAGAAGGGTCGCTGGCAAATCCGAAGTCTAGTCCATTATAAAAATTATCAAATCCGGATGAATCGAAGTCCTGCACCGTATAGTTTTTGAAAATCGTTTTTCCTAGTACTCCCCAATTGCCAAGGGTGTATACGTTATAAAAATATTCGTCTTTTTCGTTCTCCATGTTCTCGATATCCTGCTTAGTCAAGAACCGGTTGTCTTTATATGTGGTCTTCAGAATCATCTTATCATTTTTTTTATGAAATGTCCCACTGAAGTCCGCAAAATACTCTTTGTATAGCCAATGGGTTTGGAATATCGGATTAAAACTCATTATTAGACGTTTAGTCTGTTTGCTCTCTCCTCTTAGTCTTTTTTTCAATTGCTGTACGTCTTCATAATCGACTTCCGTCGCTTCCTCAATCCAAATGTCTGTGATCACGCCTCGCATTGGTGTAATCGATTTGATTTTCTCGCTGTCGTCTAGTCCTGCCGTTAAAATCTGGCATCCGTTTATACATGTTATTGAATTGTCCGATTTGTTTAGCTCGAACAGGTCGTTCATCTTAAAATTATCTATTGCCTTGAGTAGTTCGTTTATTACTGACCGTTTCATAGTCCTT